TTGGTAGAAAAATTCGTTGGGAACTTCAATTCTCTAAAACATCTCCAGGATTTCAATCTGGTGAGTATGATTTTTATTTTAGAGGTAACGATATTGGTATTGATTCCATTGGTGACCTTGTTGATACCGCAGAATTTGTAGGGTTGGTTAATCGTACAGGCGCATGGTATCAGCTTGAGGATGGCTCTAAGGTGCAAGGTAGAGAAGGATTTGTTAACAGAGTTAAAGAAGATCTTGATCTACAAGAGTCACTAAAAAAGAAGTTGATGAATGGCTGAAAAAGAGTTTACAGTTTTTGCAGGACAGGCAATTTGTCAGAAATGCAAAGAGGATGTTTTGTCTTTAAGACTCTGGGCTGGCACAGGAGATGTCACTTGGATGTGTAGTAAAAAGCACATATCTAAGGTGGCTCTTGTACCAGTTAAAAAGAAAAAGAAAGACTTTGTAGATGAGTGAGCGTTCTGAATCTAAAAGAATTGGTGCTAAACAGCATAAGAATTCAGGACGTAATACCCACAAAGGAGATGCTACATGGAGAAACTTTACTGTAGACTTTAAGGAATATCCAAAAGGCATCACAATCAATAAAGATAACTGGGCAAAAGCAGTAACTGATGCAATTAGAAACGGTAATGACCCAGCAATATTTATTGTCCTTGGTAATGGTAATTCAAAGGTAAGATTAGCAGTAATAGAAGTAGAAATGCTTGAGCAATTAACAGAAGGGTATGATGATGGAACCAAAAAACACAACGATTGAAATGGTTAATGGTTTGTCTGAGATAGCAGACTATATGAATGATGATGAACTAACAACGGCTTTAACAATGATTGCTAAAATTATTATTAAACCAGATATCCCTATTCAAGTTGCGAGCCTTGAGATTGTTAGACTTCAAGCAATTGCAGCAAAGATGTCCTTAAAAGCTACGTGGATGGCTAATGTTGATAAAAGCGACAGGGCAAAAAAGAACATATATTACACAGCAGCAGAAGCAATAAATGATCTAGTTTCAGCACTTAAATACATAATGCGCTAAACCATTTACTGGTATACTTATATAAACAAGGGAATAAAATGACAAAAAATTTATTACAGCAAATTATGATTAAAGAAGTGGAAACTCCAGAGCAGATAGATGCTAAGGAATTGATCAAGGTAATCGAACAAGGATATCTTGTTGGGCGTGAACCAAAGCATACTCAAAAGAAAACCTTTGGACCATCTACTATTGCTTACGGGCATGGAGAATGCCCAAGATACTGGTACCTAGCTTTTGAAGGTGCGATCTTTGAAGACAATGCAGATCCTTATGGTGTAGCAAATATGACTAATGGAACTTTGTCTCATGGACGTATTGAAGCAGCATTTAAAAACTCTGGTATCTCTGTTGATTCAGAATTTAAAATATTTAATGACGATCCACCAATTTTTGGTTATGTAGATAACCTAATCAATTGGAAGGGTGAAGACATTGTAGTTGAAGTTAAGACAACTAATAACGAAGTCTTTGAGTATAGAAAGAGAACTAATAAACCTAAGATGGGTCACGTTGTTCAGATCCTTATTTATATGAAGATTCTTAAAAAGTCTAAGGGTATTCTAGTTTATGAAAACAAAAATAACCATGAACTACTAATTATTCCAGTAGAAGTTAATGACCATTATAGACAATGGATTGATAAAGCTTTTGAATGGATGAGAGTGGTCCGTAAAAATTGGGAAGATAAAACTTTACCAACCAAGAACTATAGATCAAACTCAAAGATATGTAAAAACTGTCCAATCAAAAAAGCATGTACAGAGGCAGGGGTGGGTGTAGTTAAGATAGCATCCCTGGAGGAACTGAGTGAAACTATGTAATCGTTGTGATACATACTTTAAACCTAGAGTAAGTTATCAGATATATTGTAGCGACATTTGTAGAGAACAATCTACAAAAGAAAAGATTGCCGAAAGGTATCTTGCTACTAGACGACAAAAAAGATATGGTAAAAAAAGAAATTGTCTTGGGGGATGTGGAATATCATTATCAATATATAATGATTCTGGATTCTGTGCTAATTGTAATGTAAGTGAAAAAGCAGTTAATAAAATGATCAAAGAGTTAAAGGGGTTCATTGATTATGAGCAAGAATAAATGGGGGTACGCTGTACAACCAAATACTTTTTGTGCCATTGATGCTAGTACTAACAGCCTTGCTTTTGCTTTATTTAGTACCAAAGAAGGTACTCTTGGATCAGTAGGAAAGATTAATTTTGAAGGTAATGATATCTATGAAAAGGTTATGGATGCAGGGCAAAAGGTAAAAGCATTCCTTGATTTCTATAATGGATTTGAAGCAATTATTATTGAGCATACCGTTTTTATGAATAGCCCTAAGACTGCTGCTGATCTTGCTTTAGTTCAAGGAGCTATCCTAGGTGCTGCTGGTCAATCTGGAACAAAGGTTATTGGAAGAGTTTCTCCAATTACTTGGCAAAACTATTTAGGAAACAAGAAGCTGTCAAAAGAAGATCAGGCTTTAATTAGATCTGCTCATCCAGGCAAGTCTGTTTCTTGGTATAAAACATATGAAAGAAACCTTAGAAAAGAAAGAACTATAAAGATAGTTAATACTATTTATGATAGATCTATTAATGATAATGATGTTGCTGATGCTTGCGGTATTGGGCATTGGGCACTAAAAAACTGGGATAAAGCGATAGGGGATAATAAATAATGCCAGAATTAAATGCAAACATACCACCGATAAACTGTTATGTAAGAGGAAACTATTTAAGAAATCATCAAGACAGCCATGATAAATACTTTGAGTGTGTCGTTTTTGGTGTTTCAAGTTTAAAGTCTAGAAGCCCACTGTTTCATATTATGATGCCAGATGGTGGATTGTGGTGGAGACTTCCAATCTCTGCCTTCTGTACTGAGCCAGGAGTTCCTGAAGTTGATCTACACAATCTAGTGTTGTGGAATTCTTTTAGCCACCACGTTGCCGTAACAAGATTTGAAAATCTAACAAACCTTAGAATGTCTTATATAGATAGAACAAAAACAATGCACAAAGGAACATACCTATTTACATTAGACTGGCATAACCCAGACACAAATGTTTTAGATGATGGATACTCTGAGAGTCCAGCAGACCATAAGTGTGGGCATGTTATTCAAAGAGACGATGGAAACTTTGCAATTCAGCCTAATAATAGAGTTCGTGTATATGAACCATCGTTTACTCTGGAAAAAGAGTACTTAATTGACAGAATTATTAACGAAAGAAAGTATGATGTAGAAAATCAAGATAAATGGATAATGGAAAACTCTGATAGGTTTAACTATGAAATTGATTTAAACGAGGTTGACAAATAATATTATGTCTGCTAAACTATATACAAGCAACTTATGGTTACGTAAAAGATATGTAATTGATAAGAAAACTCCAGAGGAGATTGCCAAGGAGTGCGGTACTAGCGTTGAAACCATCTATGTTTACCTTGCTAAATTTGGATTAAGGAAATCAAAACGATGAATAAAGCACAAAAGATTTTTATTGGATTAGTTATAGCCTGCTCTGTTGGGTTAACTTATGCAGCATCAGTTGTTAAAGATATGCCAGATTCTTTTGATTGGGATGATGAAGATGAGTGAAAGCCTAACCATTACGGTTGATCAAGTAAACAACCCACTTCACTACACTTCAGATCCTTCAGGCATTGAGTGCATTGAGATTACCAGACATAGAAACTTTAACATTGGTAATGCTTTCAAGTACCTATGGAGAGCAGGACTTAAAGATGAGAAAAAAACCATACAAGATCTAGAAAAAGCTATCTTCTATATCAAAGATGAAATAAATAGATTAGAAGGCAAGTATGTCAACTGAAGAAGATTTAGTTAAGCACTTAGATCAAGTTAATGATGTTGTTTCAGAATACTTAAAAGGCAACGATCCAACAGTCATTTCTAAAGAGCTTGACATTCCAAGAACTAGAGTTGTAAGTCTTATCAATGAGTGGAAGGCTATGGCTTCTGATAATGCTGCTATCCGTGCCCGTGCTAAAGAAGCTTTAGTTGGAGCGGATACACATTATAGTAAGTTGATTACAAAAACCTACGAAGTTATTGATGAAGCATCACTAACAAATAATCTAAGTGCAAAAACTCAGGGTATAAAACTTGTTATGGATATTGAGTCTAAGCGTATTGATATGTTACAAAAGGCTGGTCTTCTTGAGAATAAAGAACTTGCAGAAGAGATGGTTGAGATTGAACGAAAGCAAGAAGTTCTTGTTGGAATACTTAGAGATATCGCATCTGAGCATCCTGAAGTCAGAGATATTATTATGCAAAGATTATCTTCAATTGCCAAAGATGGAGAGGTAATCACTGTTGTCCACGATGTTCAATGATTTCCTTGAAGTTCTAAAGGAGAATCACTTTATTGAAAAACCTGTTGACGCAAAGACATTTGTTGAGTCTCCAGAGTACCTTGGACAACCCCCTTTATCTGATATACAGTACACAATTGTAGAAGCAATGAGTCAAATTTATCGCAAAGAAGATGTTGTTGATATCATGGGTGATGCTGGAGAAGAATATTTTAAGAAGTATACAAAGAATGAATTAATTCTGCAACTTGGCAAGGGATCTGGAAAAGACTTTGTATCTACAGTAGCATGTGCCTATGTAGTATATAAGATGTTATGTTTAAAAGATCCCGCAATTTATTATGGTAAGCCTGCTGGAGATGCTATTGATATTATTAACGTTGCTGTAAATGCTCAACAGGCTAAGAACGTTTTCTTCAAAGGCTTTAAGTCTAAGATTGAAAGATCACCTTGGTTTGCTGGAAAGTATAACCCAAAGGCAGACTCTATTGAGTTTGACAAATCTATTACAGTATACTCTGGTCACTCAGAACGTGAATCACACGAAGGTTTAAACTTATTTATGGCAGTACTTGATGAAATTTCTGGATTTGCTTCTGAAGTTGCAACAGGAAATGAACAAGGTAAGACTGCTGATAATATCTATAAAGCTTTTCGTGGTACTGTAGACTCTCGTTTTCCTGATCTTGGTAAAGTAGTTCTCCTATCGTTCCCCCGCTATCCAGGAGACTTTATTTCTCAACGGTATGACTCAGTAATTGCTGATAAAGAAGTAATAGAAAAAACACATAAGTTTATCATTAACGAGGACTTGCCACACGACAATCCAGATAATACATTTGAAATTTCGTGGGAAGAAGATCATATCTTGTCATATAAAATACCAAAGATATTTGCATTAAAAAGACCTACATGGGATGTAAACCCTACTCGTAAGATTGATGATTTTAAGATTGCTTTCCTTACAGATTTAGGAGATGCAATGATGCGTTTCCTTTGTACTCCAACATATTCATCTGATGCTTTCTTTAAACAAAAAGATAAACTACAGAAATGTATGAATGTTAGAAACCCTATTGATAATTTTAAAAGGTTTGATGAATCTTTTACTCCAGATCCAGACACTATTTATTACATCCATGCTGACCTTGCACAAAAGCATGACAAGTGTGCTGTTGCTATTGCTCACGTTGATCGCTGGGTTAATATTAAAGTAATTAAAGATTATGAACAGGTAGTTCCAGTTGTAGTTGTTGATGCCGTTGCTTGGTGGGAACCAAGAACTGAAGGCCCAGTAAACTTATCTGAGGTTAAACAGTGGATTATTAATCTTCGTAGAGAAGGTTTTAACTTAGGAATGGTCTCATTTGACCGATGGCAATCATTTGACATTCAAAATGAACTACAATCTGTAGGGGTAAGAACAGAAACAGTGTCTGTTGCCAAAAAACACTATGAAGATTTAGCTATGATGGTTTATGAAGAAAGAGTAGCCATGCCTATGATTCCTTTATTATTAGAAGAACTATCAGAGTTAAAAATTATGAAGGGTAATCGTGTAGATCACCCCCGTAAAAAATCTAAGGACTTAGCGGATGCTGTTTGTGGGGCAGTATTCGGAGCCATCTCTCATACACCTAAAAACCTTAATGTTGAGGTTGAGGTCCATACGTGGGCTAATTCAGCCAAATTTGCAAAGAAGGACAAGGGTATGATAGAATTAGATTCAAAGGAAATGACTGACGAAATCAGTAATTTCTTAGGTAAATTTAATTTACTATAATCTTCTGATTAAATGATCAGATAAAAACTAACAAGGAGAAAGATGAATTCATTCAAGAAAATCGCTATTGTCATCGCTGCAGCCCTGACTAGCACAGTATTATCTACAACCGCATCTAGTGCAGCACCTCTTGCTGTCACAGTTGCATCAGTTACTAACGTAACTACTACTGCAGCACCTCAAGCAATTGCTGTTCCATCAACTAACGTTATTGATGCAGCACGTACAGTTGCAATTACTGCAACAGCAGATGCAAATACATCTGTTACTTTTACAGCATCGCCAACAGTCAAGTTGGTTTCTGCTCTTAATACAGTTGATGCGCCAAAGAATGTAAACAGTGGAGTTTCTGCTTTAACTGGTATTTCAACAGGTGCAGCAATTACTGTATATGCATACACAACATCAACAGCAGTCGGCTCAGTTACCGTTACAAATGGTGCTTATTCAACAATTGTTTTTGTTAAGGGTGTAGCAGGACCTGCTTATAATCTAGCAGTTACAGTTCCTACAGCAGCAGCAGTTGGAACAGTTCCAGCAATTTCAGTTACAACAACTGACGTTTTTGGTAACGCATCTTCAGATACAGTAACAGCAACAATCGTTGGTTCTACATTTGCTGATGGAACATCAGTCAAGTCAGTATCTCCAGAAGTTGCTTCATACTCACTTGCAGTTGGTGTAGCAGGAGAAGTTACAGTAATTGTAACTGGCCTTACACTAGTTGCTCCAGTAGCAGGTTTTGCAGCACCAGTAAAGGCAGCCATTGCTAAGTTTACTATCGCTGACCTTGCTGCTGACATTGCAGCACTAAAGGCTTCAATTGCGGTAGAAAAGGCTGGTCGTGCAGCAGATGCAGCAATAGCAGCAGAGGCTGTAAAGGTTGCTAAAGCAGCAGCAGATAAAGCCCTAGCCGATGCTAAGGTTGCCTCAGATAAGGCACTAGCCGATGCTAAGGTTGCCTCAGATAAGGCACTAGCCGATGCTAAGGTTGCTTCTGACAAGGCACTAGCAGATGCCGATACAAAGGCTAAGAATGAAGCAGAGACAGCAAAGGCTCTAGCAGATGCAGCCCTTGCTAACGCAAAAGCAGAAGCAGTGGCAGCAAAAACTGCAGCAGATAAGGCTTTAGCAGATGCTTTAGCAGCAGCAGTAACAGCTAAGACCGCTTCAGACAAGGCGCTTGCTGATGCTCTTTCAGCAGCCAAGGTTGCTTCAGATAAGGCTCTAGCAGATGCTAAGGCAGTTTCAGATCTCGCATTGGCTAACGCTAAGGCAGCATCTGATGTCGCAGCATCAGCAGCAAAGGCAACTTATAAGAACGAATACAATAAGTTGGCTACTAAGTGGAACAAGGCTAATCCAAAGGCTAAGGTTGCACTAAAGAAGTAATTAAACTTCATAAGTTGGAGGGTTGGCTAAGTGCCAGCCCTCTTTCTTTTGCAATAAAATGATATAATAGCCTTATTAATCATTACGATTAGGAGGGCATTATTAAAAAACTATTAAGAATTCTAATGGTTACATCATTAGTCCTAGCC